AAAAGGTGGTGTTCATAAAGGTATTCCATTCAAAACTGGAGATGTATTTAAAGCGGCCAGTTGGAGTTCACCCGCTAAACACGTGAGAGGTTCTATATTCGATACTAATACTGATTGGTTTGCTTGGACTGGACCCAATTATTTATAATTAAGCGTTAAATTTACCGTGAGCGATAATTTCGTCATCACTCTCTAATACATAACCTATAGAATCCACATCTACTTTAAGATAAAATGATGCGCCTGCTTGTTCAATTTCTAATGCATCGTGTTCCATATATTGACCATTTATGAAAAATACAAAATCATCTTCACTCGTTGCAGTAATTCCTGTTGGGGCTGATGCTGTTGTGGCTGAAAAACTTGCCGTTGCATATCCCGTAACCTCACCTACTGTTGCCGCGGTTAAAAATGACGAAGCTTTCTTAACATAAGATTTTCTCAAATAATCCATCCTATGTTGTACATATATTTTTGAAGTAGAAGCATTATCTACACTTGCAGTAGCAGGTAATCCTAATACTTCTCCACCACCACTAAATGTTAAATCGGCGTTACTCCCCATAGTAGAAGATGCCAGTGAAGTAATTGTTTTGTTTGTTAATGTATCGGTAGTGGATGAACCAACTATATTGATATTACTACCAGCGGCATTATCTATAGCCCATCTTGTTTCAGATTGATCCCATAGTAATTGTGCATTAGTTCCACCACTTCTACCAACTCTCAGTCCAGCATCAGTTGCAGTTAATGCAGTAGAACCTGTAAAGTTTATATCAACAATAGGATCTTCAATTGAAATCGTGGATTGATTAAATACACTTGAAGTGCCTTCGACAATTAAATCTCCCCAAATTTTTACCGAACCAGTTGGGTGTCCTAATGGATTTATTTGTAAAACAAGATTTGAACCATAACTTCCAGTAGAATATATGTTTCCACCACCAGATTGTTCTACTGCATCATATAAATATAAATTTTTTCCTGCAACATATCCACTGGTCCCGGCATCAAGTGATCCAGTACCAAGTTCATCTGCAGTAAAAGTATCCCATTCAATTTCATATAATCCTGTATCGGATGATGTTACTTCAGTAGTTCTTAATGTTTGTCCAGCTACTGTTGCTGCTTTTGCTTGTCTTGATAAATCTATTAATGCCATTATATTATTTCCGTTTGAAATTCAAGTTGTATCTCGTCACCATCTTGTAAAGTAATCCCATATAGCTCTCCATTTAATAAATAACGTTTCCGTATATGTATCTTTCTATAATTAGTAGCAAAATACCAATCTACTCCTGAAGTATTCGTCCAGGGAGTTTTATTAGTTTGTTGAATTCCATTTACTTTCACTCTCATACCCTGGGCAGTTGCTCTATGTCCAACGGGTATTCCTAAATTAAAAGTTTGATATGTTGATGCATTTGTCTCTATATCACTATATCTTAACTCTCTTCTATATCTTTGTACAATTTTTATAGTATCTTTATAATGTAATACATGATTTAATTCTGTAGCTCTGCCATTTCTCATATTCATCTTATATGGCATCTTATCTTGTCTACCATCTTTAAAACTCCCCGATAAATTACTATAAAATTGTAAATGGTCTCCACTAAATGCCGATTCACTTACGGGTGCGGTATATTTTCTTGTTGAACCTTTATATCCTTGTAATTCTGTTATCATGGTGCGGTTGTCAATGTATATTTTATTACTATATCATCTAATTTATCTACTGTTATCCCTACCCCACCAGTAAATGGTTTATTTATAGCAATTTGTCCTGTAGTAGAAGAACTAACATAAAAATCATAATCAGTTGTTAATGTCGTTTGACTTACTGGGTTACTTGATAAAAAACTCCCATTTACTGATACATAAACCGTACCATCAAATAGTTGTTTTCCGCTCGGCATAGTAATTTTATATACTTGTTTATTTGGAGTCGTATCGGGATCGAATGAATGTGATTGAGATCCACTAAAACTACTATGTTTTTCCGTCATAGATGAGGATACAAATCCATAAGTCATTACTGCTAAACTATCAGCACTCGAAGTTGGTTCTCCATCAAACCTCATTACATAACGAGTATCTCCACCATAAGTGTTAGTAAATTCTAAATCTTGTGTTTCTTGTCCTACAGCACTTATTGCACCTCTTATAAAATCTGTAGCACTTCCTAATCCACTTGGTACTCCACTTGAAAGCTTCCCACCAGTCAATGTTACGGTTTCTGCTCTTTTATCTGGAGAATACACAGTTGAAAAAGACAAATCTGTTTCATCATTTATATTAACTCTAGCGGGTGTTAAATATCTACGAGTATTTATATAATTGTTAAATGCTTCAGGTATCAAATATCCTCTAAAATTAAACGTAAAAGAAGTTTTAATCATCCTTTCATTATCTGCCATCTCAGTAGCATCTTCAAATCCCTCTACATTAACCTTAAATTTAAATTTTCCTGGTTCTCCCCAATATGCCCCATCTGAATAATTAATTTTTTCAATAATACTATTCATTTGTTCAATATATGCTGTCCATATAATACACTCATAACTCATAGTAACATAATCGGGAACTGCTACATTGTATAATTCTCTTTGAGGTAAAATTCCTTTTTGTGCTGAAAATTTATCATAACGATTTTCTTGAGTGTATTTTTTCTCAAATGTATAAAATAACTTTGGATCATTTGCATCTAACTTATCTACTGCCATAGTTTCATCTTTTGCAATAGAAGTACGTCTAAATGCAATCAATGGTGTGATTAATTGTCTTTTACTATCTCTCAAATGTCCATTCTTTTGTATAGTTTTCCATCTTTCAGGATTTGCATACATAATAGGAACTTTTATTTCCTCTCCCTGTTCTTCTACTGTGGGTGAAATAGTTTCTTTAAAATAATACATAATAGCAGCATCGTGATCCATTAATGTAACTTCTACATTTTTTTGTTCTAATTTATCACGGCGACGTGCCTCTCCTCTATTTGGTATGGGAGTGGTGTAAATATATCGTTGTGACCTTGGTAATGGTTTTAATCTAGCCACTAATTACTCCGTATTCTTTCAATTTGTAAATTACTTTTTCTAACAAGAAATGCGTTACACACAACCGAAAAGTTACTATCTACTTGTCCACCAAGTAATTGATTTTCATTCAAAGAAGCTATTTCCCAATGTGCATAATTCCAATCAATTATATCACCAATACTTGTAACCAATGGTAATCCTACTAAATAATCCCTCTCAAATGAAAATGTTGCAGTTTGTCTCATATCGGGCCCGAATTCATCTGTGTTAAAATCAAAATCTTCAGCTGAAACTAATGAAGGTAATTGAACACCTGGTAGATAAATCTTTCCTGCAGATGCTTCACCATATAAATTAGTTGTTGTATTTTCAACTGATAAACGAAATAACTTGACAAAAGTATTGATAACTCCATCTCTATTATCACGTGGACTACCAAGTAATTCTTTATTTACAGTTTCAAAAAAGTTTCTGTCTGTTTGACTTAAAAATCTTGAAGCCATATTTCTATCCTATAAAAATTGGTATTGGAACTTTATTTAATTTCTGCTGTAGGAATTCTGATTCCTCTTGGTCTTTTTCAGTCAAAGACCTTCTACTTGTTTGTTCAAGAGTTTCTCTCAACTGAGTAATCAATTGTTCTTTTTCAGCGGCTGCTTCAGTTCTTAAAGCATCACCATCCATAGTTACTTCAGAATTTGGTATAGGAATTGTTCCATATTTACTTCTAACGGCACCTAAAATCTCTTTAGATAATGCCAACCCATATTTTCTAATCCATTGTTTTCCAGTATCATTGATTTGACTATATACCATATTATTATATGGTACATTGGAAAAATCTGATATAGAGCCCGTTGCAGAAGTACCAACTCCCTCAACCAATCCACCTTTATCTTCTGTTATGTAATAATCAAACCATACTTTAAAAGAATCACTTGGATCAGGGAATATTCTCAATTTATTATTAACTAAATGAAATGAATATGCTGATTTTCTAATCTCATCATTTAATTCTATAGCTTGTACTCTCAACAAATCCTCAAATATCGGCATCATTGTAAATGAAACAGCCGCAGAATATGAACCAAACCCAAATCCTTCAATTAAATTTTGAGTTCCATATCCAGTTGTTGCGTATGGGTCAAAATATCTTTGAATTGCTGGTGTTGCACCATGATAAACTCGTCTAATTTCAATTGCTTTACCAGATTCCGATACTGCTGCATATAATGCATTTAAATCATATTCTTGAGAACCACTTGTTACTGTAATTGAACCTTTCTTTAAATCTACATTTCCACCAACGGGTAAAGTAGCTTCTGTACCATATTGTTTAGATAATTGTACACTTCTACCTAATGTTGGTGTAACATTTTTATGTGTTAAATCTGAACCTGTCGATTGTCCTCTTAACTGTAATAAGTTATCTAATATATTAAATTGATTAACTTGTGAGGAATATTCTGTAATAGATTCTTCATAACAAGCATAAAATGACCCAGATTGTAATTCAACATCCATAACAGGATAACCAAGCCGTCTAGCAGCCCAATCTGCAAATCTATCTACAGAATCATTTCCTGAACCAGCAAATATAGCATCAGCATCATACCACCCAAATGGTGTTTGACCTGATCCTGATGAAAATGAACTACTTCCTGGCCAAATTGGTGTTTGTGCCATTTAAACTTCTCCAAATTAAATAAAGTTATTCACTAATAAATAGTTAATTGGGGAAAAGAAAGATTATAAGAGTTATAACAAATTGATTTAATCGTGTTCTTGTTCGTTGTTTTGGGGGCCTTTATCAGTTGTTACTAATACATTATTTGCAAAATAATTATTACTATTTGAATTAATATCGGTACTATCTATAAAATAGGTTTCAAATTCATCATCTATATCTTCAAACCCTACTATTGTAACTGCCCCATCAGTAAATTTTGAATAATTACCATTTACTTCCAAACGAAGATCATCTAATGTTTTTGCATTATCCGTCACAGGAATCCCACCAAGTTTTAATTGTGATACTTCCCATTCGTTTTTTGTGGTTATATTACTAAATCTTAAATCTTCTATATCATATTTACTTTCTGTATATTTTTTTTCAGGAGAATAAGATTCCACTCCAACATTACAACAAAAATGATATCCCAAATTCTTTATCCACTCATCAACCTCGTCTATATCTGCAATTGTATTTGCCCGAGCCCCTACTCTATCATATTCTTCCATGTCTTTACTAACTTCACTACATCCTCGTGTTTCTATACTACCATTTACATCTTCACGATAAAGAATTCCACATGGTAGAGCTTGCATTCTTAATGGATGACCAATAGTAGTAATTAAATCAGTTCCATCACTAAATTTTATTTTAACTAATTTAGTAGCTTTTTGTTTTTTTACACTTCTAACCGTTGTATATGTTGGTATATTATGTGATGTATGTGCGCCATCGTAATCGTCTGATGCCATATCGAATGTTTTTATAACATCCCCAACCTTAATTTTCTCTATCGGTTTCTGATAATCATCTTGCATGGTAATTAATGTACCAGATGATAATCCAGGGTTAATCTGTTCCATTCTTAATCTACACCTAATCCAAGTAATACTCCATTTGCAAAGAAAAAATCACCTTTATCTAATCCACCAATACAATACATAGTAAAATCATCCTTACCTTCTTGTGATTCTATTTCTGATACTGTTACATCATATGATAATCCTTCACCATCATCTACGAAAATGGGAGCATTAACTTTAAGTTCTGTAAATCTGCTTTCGGGTGCACCAGCTTCTATATCTTCTTCAGTTCGTTCACCTATACCATACAGTTCTTCTGCAGCTTCTTTACTTGCAACTACCCATCCTTGAGTCGATACCACACTATGTATTGGAGTATCGGATGATAATACCAAATTAGTATCATTACTAAATGATATTTTACTTACATCTACACCTTCAATACTATTTTCTTCAATTTCTAGAATGGCTGCAGATGTTTGTTCATTCTGTTCTATATGTGCACTATCAAAATCTTCACCAATTGCATAATATGTTTGTATTTTATCACCTTCTGCAAGTTCTTCTATTGCTTTTTGAGAACCATCTTCTAAAGTTATCAAAGTGCCTTTGTTTAACCACGACAAATTTGTCATCTTGTAATCTCCTAATTAAAAATTTAAGATATATAATCTCTACTATAAATATAATGATCACAAAAAAACCCCAATCTAATTAAAAATTGGGGCTTTTTCAGTTATCTTATCAGATACTAACTATTATACATAGTTAACATCAGCAACGATGACTTTACCGTAGAATTCAGGACGAACCATTTTCTTCGCGTAACGAGTCATTACACCTTTACGTGGAGTAAAGTTAGTTGGGTCATAGACCAACGGAGTCATGATAAGAGGTACATACGGAGCATATACAGCACCTGTTTCAAGGAAATTAGATCCTCTGAAACCGACTAAGATTTGATTCTCAATCATGTATGGGTTCTTATAAACAGTATATCTGTTGTTCAATTGACCAACTTTCTGTACGCCCATTGCGTAAGATGTGTTGGATGCATTACCATCAGAATCCGAGGCGTAGCCTGGGATACTTTCGATAATGGTTGCTGTTTCAGGAGAAACTACGATGAAGTTTGCACCACCGCGTAGAGTCTTCTGATGAATTGCGTTACTTACACTTTGTATCTTGTTACCAAGAGTCTGGAACCAAGTTCCTTTTGTGTAAGCATTGGAATTACCAGATGCTTCAGCAAATAATGCAGTTGCTGAATCATATTCGTATCCAGGTCTTGCACTCCAGCGTTCCTGTTTTGCAGATTCGTTGATTAACAACATATCAAGGATTTCTAAATCGATTTCCATTGAGATGTATTCACTCAACATTGCTGTTAATTCAGCTTCTGCATCAACACTATGATAAGCGTTAAGGTCTTGAGCTAACTCAGGAGTCCAAACAGCTTTCAATTTACGTGTTTTAGCAACGATAGAGACATTACGCATTTGGATATCAACTTCAGGTATTCCAGCTGCTGTAGTGGAATCACCACTTGTGGAAGAATCTTCAAAATCTCCACGAGTTGTATCAGTAGGTTGTTTGTGGTATTTTATTCCAATACCAGCACTTCCCACACCTTCTGCAAAATCCGCGATAAACGTATATTGCGAGTTGGCTGCGTCATATTTAGTATGTGCAGGATAATAAGCAGATACAGTTGAACCAGAAAGTTCAAATGCTCTAACACCAGAGTGATCTGGGTTTGTGAAAGCACCTGTACCGACAGTTACTTTCCTTAAATTCCCTGCAGAAACAGATGAAGATAGATCGGGTTCAAATTCAACATCGCCCCAAACAACAGAACCAGTAGCATACTGCGTAGAACTTGCTGCAGCTGCGACTGTCAATGTTCCAGTTGCGGAATCGTTGACTGAATATCCGAATTTACCAGCACCATAAAGACCACCACTTGCATCTGCGTTAGATGCTGAGGTGTCACCATGAATATCTGCTCCAACAGCGTGTGCTGCTGTCTGCAGAGTACCATATTTGAAGTCAAGATAGAAAATCAGTCCACTTGGAAGGTTCATAGGTTGAACAGAAACGAAGTCCTGTGCTGCTAATTCACCAAAGATTCTACGAACCAATGGTAATGCAACTCCAGACCATTCTTCTGTACCAGGGCCACCAACTCTTGATGTTTCATCAATGAGCTGCTTGGCTTGGTTTTCCAACAGTTGAGCCATATTGTGAACTTTATCTTCTCTGTCAAGACCTTCTAATAGACCTGTGGCTTCCCACTTCGCGACGAGCTTTTCGGTTTCTTTCCGACGCTCAACGGAAGGGCTATAGCCGTCCATTATATTTTCGATTGCCTTAAGTGACATAATAAGTTCTCCAGTTAATTAAATAATCTTAGCTAATCTCTGAAATCTATCTCTCATAGAATCACCTTCAGTAATTACTTCCTGTTTTGGTGATTTTGTTGAGGCGACAGGTTTAGAGGCTGAGCCTTTAGATTCTTTAACAATTTCGGGTTTAGCTTCAGAATTTGCTCCGAAAGATTCTGCCATTGTACTATACACTAGCTTAACCTCACGAATATTCTTAGCTCTATCAAAGGTTTCAACTACCTTAACTTTTTGACCCTGATTCAAACCAAACACTCTAAATAGTTTGTTTGTGAATAAAAGTTTTGCGTTAAGTAGATTGACTTCGTTCAATTTGGAACGAAGGTATTTAACGACATTGCGATGCTCGTCAAGATCGGATTGAAGTTTAGAAACTTGTTCAGTTGCTGCTTCAGCTTCTTCTTCTTCACCTTCTTCTTCTTGAAGTGCCTTTATGATTTCTTCTAAGTCGATTTCTTCTTCAACATCCGATACTGCATCCTCTTGTGGGGGTGCTAGTGGATCATCAGAAGATTCGGCTAATGAAGCTTCGTCTGCAGGTTCGCCTTTTTCATCTTCAGGATTTTCACTTCCTGCAGCTGGGGCGTCTGCGTCAGCAGGTTCTTCAGAACCTTGACCTACATCAGAGGAATCTGATGCTTCGCCAGATGGTTCTTTGTTTTCTGCGTCACCGATATCAGAAGAATCAAGAGTTTCATCAGAATCGTTATCAGGGGAAATTGAATCAACTTCACCTTCTGCTACTTGTTCTGCTTGTGGCTCTTCTTCATCTTCTTCTTCATTAAGTTCATCTTCAAGTTCTTTCAATACTGCTTCAAGGTCTAAATCAGCTTCAGAAACTTCTTCGTGTCCATCTTCTACTTCTTCTTCAGAGTATTCTTCTTCCACGTCAGCTTCTTCTTCTTCACCTTCTTCAGAAACTACTGGTGCATATTTAACACCATTAATTTCAATCACGCCTTCTTCAGCAGGTATTTCATCTTCATCCTCATCTGAAAGTTCGGCTGGTAGTTCTTCAGGAGCAGCTTCTTCTTCATCAGAAAATTCAACAGGTGCTTCAGGAGCAACCTCATCATCTTCTGCTGAAAATTCAGCAGGTGCTTCTTCAGGAGCAACTTCATCTTCATCTTCGTCTGAAAATTCAGCAGGTACTTCTTCTTCCTCTACTTCTGCCTGAATCTTCTTTGAAAGCATAGATTGTAGGCGAGGAGTGAAAGCTTCTTCAAGTGCCATCTTAGCATTTGCTAAGGCTGTTTCACGAACTTGTTTTGCGTCTGCAATGGCTTCTTTTAAAAGATCATCCATTACTTTTCTCCTAATTAATTAAAAATTAGATAAATTACCTAATTTAATTTAATTATTTGTTTGGATTTAAAATAGTTATTGGGAACTATTATGTGATTAGTTTCAAGGTACACTATATGGCGGGATGGTTATCCCAATAGTGTATTTAGTTTTATATAAATATATACTTATTTTATAAAACGTTCAAAAATTAGAAGTTTTTTTCTTTTTCTTCTTGCATTTGTCGTAAATTTCGTGCTTTTGCCCTTAATTTCATCTTTCTCTTCTTCATTGAGGGTTTTGTATAGTATGATCTCTCACTTAAATCATATAATATTCTGGAGTCTTTTACCTTCCGTTTGAATATTCTTAAAGCTTTTTCTACATTATTATTCTTTACTTTTACTTCTATCAAGTGTAACCTCTATTATTATATAATTATTTTTTCCATTCACGGTCAAATTGTCGTGTTTTAATTTTATCCCACACTTTTTTAATTTCTTCTTGTGGATTAAAAATAGTTGGTTCAATATTTTCTGTTATTGGTTTGTATTTCTTACCATCAATTGTAATCTCACCCATTTCAACAAAGTCATCATATAATCCTTTAGCTTGCCATAACTGCATTCCAAATTTTTTCTCCATCTTCTCTAATTTATCATACTCTTCATTATCAGATAATTTTTTCATTGTAGAATATATTTTTGTTACTTTAGAACGGAATTCTTTTTTAACTTTAGGTGATACTTTGTCCCATTCATCATCTGAAATCCCCTTACTACTGGTTTGTTTAATAAGTTTATCAGCATCATCACCACTTTCTGGTTCATCATCCATACCAAAATCAGCATCTGTTCCTGTATCTCCACCAAATGGTTTATCTTCAGGTTCGCCATCATCAAAATCTCTTTCGAAATCTCCTTTACCTAATGCTTTACCTTTTGGTTCTTCTTTGTCATTGCCACCTTTTTCTTTATCTACCATTTTTTTTGCGTCATCATAAGCAGGATGGTCTTCTCCTTGTTTTAGTGCACCGCGGACTGAAATTGTTTTATCCTCACCTGTATCTTTATCTCTATAAACGATTTGTTTATCCATTAAATCCTTATCAATATTAGCATCAGTAGCATCAGGGTCTACACCTCTACCTACATCCCCTTTCTCTTTCATATAATCTTCTATAGTTGGCAAAGGTTCTCCAAATTTACGATCTTTCCAAGTAGACTCTTTTAATAATGGTTTCATTTTAATCATGTTCATACTCCAAAGAATAGTCTTCTATTCCAAATTTATCCCAACTACCAACATCGTCTTGAAATCCTTCATACTTCTCACCAACATTAATAACTTTCTTTATTACTTGTAATTTAGGTATATTTTTATCCCTATCACCTTTATACGGATCATCAGCAGTTGGATATTTTAACTGTTTCCAACCACCCTTCTCAAACCAAGGTTCAGGTTTATTCATATTTACACCCAATACTCGGTCTTTTCCTGCCAATGTCCAACCCGTATCTGGTTCTCCGCCATCTGCTTTATATGACACGACATTATTTGAAACTTCTTTCAAAATGTCCATCAATTTAATCACTTTTATCCTCTAATGGATCTGATACTAATTCTTTTAACTTAATCACTTTCGTTATCACCTTGCCAATTTTTATCTATATAATTAAAGAATTTTGATTTTGCTTCATCACCCAATTCATCAGGAGAACCAACACCAAATTTTTCTAATGCACTATTAAAAAATTTCTGATATTCGTCTTTGTCGCCAGTTTCTTCATTAACTTCATAGTATCTACCTATGATATGTCCCATATCTTCATATAATGCACTCATTCTTTCTTGTAATCCTTGTGCATCATTAGCAATTTTACTAAATTGACCTGACAAATTATTTAGTTCTTTCATATTACGATTAATTGTAATTTTATCAAACCATTCTTCGGTTTCTCTCAGGGTATGAGTTCTTGCAGTCTTTGCAATGTTAGATAATTTTTCAGCAACTGCTCTTATATCATTTTCACGATAAATATGTTTACCCAATGAACCAAAATTTCTAACATCTTCTAAAAACTGTGTTTCATCTATATTTTGTTCTTCTTCTTCTGGTATCATAGATGACAGTCTAACATTAGAATCTGCATTTTCAGTTGATATTTTAGTTCTAAACATTTCAGTTGTATCAAAGGCTGGTTGACTTATCATTCCACCTGCCATAAAATGTTCTGCTATTTGTTTTAATTTAATTTTCTTTGACATTATATGTCTCCCATTATCTTGAGTATCTTCTAAATTTATCTCTTACTTTATGCCACAATTGTTTTATAAAATCTTCTTCACCAAAGTGTGTTCGTCTAATATCACCTTGATTAATTCCTTTTATTAAATCCATAGCATTATATCTACCACCCTTTACTCCATCCATCATCGTTTTAATAACTTGTTGTGAGGCTTTACCTAAATGTTTTGACATTACATTTAAATCTCTATCAACATGCTGTTTTGCCTCTGGTGAACTAAATGTCTTTGGATATGCTGTAAATTCATCCAACTCAATCATATGTTGTTTAAATTTTCTATGAAATGATTGTTCGTTAGTTGATTTTTTAGATTCATCTACTTCAATTCCATCTTTTTCAAGTAAAAATCTTTTAAAATCTCTATGACTGAAATCTCCCATTATTCACCTCTAATAATCTTATTAATCATATCTTCGGCTTTACAATACTGACCACAAGTTCTTCCTTGTGCTTTAGTTGTTCTATCTACACCCTCAGACATTGGATACATAAAAGCACCTTGTGTAGAAGGATTGGATACAAAATCAAAAGCAATTAATTCAAAATCTGGTTGAACTTGTTGTAAATCTTCACCATCTGCTTCACTAACTGTTTCTACTGAACCCATCCCACGAGACGAAATTCCGAGTTTAATTCCTGCTTTAAATAATTCTTTTAATATATTACCACTTGGTGTACCCAATACTTCAACCGTACCAAGTAAATCATCACCTAACCAATGCATCTCTTTAATATTATGTGAAACATTCTGTAGGTTCACTACAGACGAATCTGGGTGGTCTAATTCCCCCATAGCGCGACGCTCTTTAATATAGGTAGAGGAATACTTTTTTGCCTCCCTGACCAAAACTTCTCTTGGATACACTCTACCATTTTGATTTTTAGCCTCTGCCCGTTGTAATACTCCTTTAACAATTAATTTACCATTGTTTTCCTTTAATGATTCATTTATTTGTTCTTCTTTTATTTCAAAGGGTAGGTAATCTATTATTAGTGATTTGCTCATAATTATTTTATCCTCTTAGTGAGTGTCATTAATTCTCTCATAAATTTAGTTATATGTTGTTGATATGACTTTATTATTTTATTGGCAATTGGTTTCTCACCACCACCACTTAAATCTTGTGCTAACTCATACATATTCAAACGTAAACGACTTTCTGCCTTCTGTATATTCTTTACCTGTCTTTTTGTCTTTTTAGGGTTAACAGGTGCCTCTGTTAAAAGTTCAGAAGCCTCAAGAAAATCTTTTAATCCTACAGACATTAGTATAATTTACCAACTTTATTAGCTAATTTAACTAATCTCTCACTAATTTTACCTAATGCCTTATGAGTAGTTTTCCAATAATCTCTTGAATCTATGTTCAATTCATTTTTCAGTCTAACATTATATTGAACAGTTCTTTCTAATTCTTGTAAGGAATCACGAGTTTCTCTCATTGCCAACCCAATTTTTTGTCTGGGTGTTAAAGTCTCATCATTTCTATATTGATGATATCTACCTTCTTTAACAACTTCATATCCAGTTGAATTGGTTGCCACTTCTTCTTCCTTATCCTTATCTTTCTTTTTCTTCGAACTAAATGCAAACGGTGTATTATATCCTGCAATATCACCAGTTTGTGTGATTTCATTAGTTTTTAATAATTCCCTAACAAATGCCCTAATATATTGTCTTAACTTATTTTCTGCCAAGGACATCTTCTAACTCCGTTATCAAGTCATAGTATCTTAGTAAAGTTGTTAATTTTTTCTCTGTATTTTTATTTTCACAAATCGTATCTGCAAAGGTAATCGCCTCTGTTAACTTAATTTTAGTAATATCATCATCTATGGCAGGTACAAGTTGTTTTAAATAACTTTTTATTTTACCAACTTCTACTTGTACAAATTCTTTTAATGAGGTAACATTAGAAACATTATTAATATATTTTCTCAATACTTCTTTTTGTTCTGTAGATAATTTGGAATACTTTTTATTAAACTTTTCTACCATTAACTCATAAGCAAGTAATCTAACATCCTTTTCTTCAGTAGTTACTACAGATTCACTAATTTTTTTATTAGGATTAGAAGAAATTAAATTTTCAACAATAGTATATCTTGAATCTATTTCTTCTTTTGGACTATAACTTTCGTTAGAAGTTTCAATAGAAAATAGTTTCCAAATGGAAGCCAATTGTTTAAAATTAGGGATTTTTGAAGTAAATAATGTTTTTACATCATAATCTTCTTTAATTTCTTTAATTAAATTATATTTTTCCCTTCTAAGAGAGGCATTTGTAATTTTTGCCCGTTCTTTTAATACGGCATCCACCAATCTGTTTGCACGTTCTTCAGAATTATATCGTTCTTTTGTTAAAATTTCATATAATTCTAACTCTTTACCTAATGCAGTATTTTTATTAAAATACTTTTTGACTAAATTTACAGATTTTGATTCTTTATTGCTCAGTATATCTGCTGTTATTTGTCGAGTCAAAACTTCAAATAACACACCAGTATTTTTAATTTTACTGTGCTTCAACTTTTTTGACATATATCACTCCAATGATAATTATATTCATTCTATTATAAATATTAAACTTCTAAAATTTATATATATTACGAATTAGAATTAATTTCCTTATCATATTCCTCTTTTACTTCCTCAGACTCGGTTAATATCTTCGTATGAGGTTTAATTAATGTTCCTTTTAATTTATCTACATGAGCTAAAGCTAATGATTTTCCATACTTAGGGGCACCACTTCCACCTTTTCTTTTATCGTGAGCTCCTAACGGATCTCTACCTCTTGCACTCCCATCTTTTCCATAATGAGGGCCTTCTTTAGGTCTACCTGCCCCCTCTTGTCCACCTTCAGGACTTCCACCTTCATCTTTTAACTCATGACCAGTTCTTCCCATAGCTAAATCACTTGGTGTTCCTTGTGATTCACCAGATTTTGCTGGATCATTTCCTTCTGTTTCTATTTGTCCTCTTCTAAATTTTTGTTTAAAATCGAAAATAATACCTTCATCTTCTTTCTTAATTTCTTCATCTGTAAATCCAAATATGTTTCTATAAATCCAATCTGTAGAAACTATACCATCTTGTAACATTGAAGATGCAAGTGAAGTTTTACTCGTCCACAACTCAATTTTTTCTTGTTCATATATTGTAGATGGATTTGTTAAACCCAAATCAAAATTAACTAAATCTGCATCTGTGTATCCTTGTACATATAAATGTACGATTGCAATTTTAGTTAATTCACTAACTACAATTCTTTGTATTCTTTCAATAGTTCTAGCAAATCTTACATCCTCTGCTGCAAGTGTTGCCTTACTACCTACTTGTTCTTCATATCCAAGAAATGCCTTTGGAACTTTTAATGCTGCCATTAACTTGTTTCTCAAATATTCAATATCTTCTACCGCCTCATAAGTTAATCCTGGCAAAGAATCTATTTGTGTTCCACTATCTCCACCACGAACTGGTACAAAGAAATCCTCTGTAATATTCTGCATATTATATCGTAAGTTATAATCACCCGATTCTTTTTCTACTACGGGAGCCTTTTTCATTTTGTTAATAATTTGGTTCATATAATTATCAACTTCGTTTGGTGGAATATTACCTATATCAATCTTAAACACTCTCTTTTCAGGTGCTCTCATAATCCTATGAATTAACATAGCATCTTCCATAAGAGATAATTGTTTCCAAGTCTTTCTACCACCTTCAACCATAGCCTTACCATACGGTAAATAATTTGAATCTCCCAATAATCTAAAATGAGCAATTTCGAAATTTTCAAATTCTTGTTGAGTATGAGTCATTTTTACCTGATTTGGATCTGCTGATTCTAATACGAATTTAACATATTCTGGATTTTCTGGATCAATTCCTTCTAATCTCACAACATCATAACTTGATAACGGAACTACATTTTTAATCCCATACTTATCATCAATTTCTAAATGTAAAAAGAAATCTCCATACTTACACATATTACGAACCCAAGACCATAAATTAAATTCTACATTCATAATATCATAAAATAAATTATGTAGTATTTGTTTTATTTGATCATTATCACTATTGATTGTTAAAACATCACCATATTCACTTTTCATTGTTGATTCATCTGAATAAACATCCAATGCCGATGCTATAATGGAATCACTATCCATTGATTCATAATCTCTAAATAACCCTAACCGTAATGAGCGTACCATCGCCGTATCTGAATATCCAGATAGCCCTTTTCCTGTTGAAAAGAGTCGTTGATATCTATCCACTAATTGTTTTTGTGGTAAATATTGTATCTTGCTCGTATCTGCTACTTTTAATCTTCTTCCACCAACGTTTCTAACAATAACGTTACCAGAAAATAATCTAAACAGTCGAGCTCTTATTGATGTATCTGCCATACTTTCCTCTAATTAATTAACCATTCTAAAGATTCTTTATCTTTATTTCTATTTCCTACATCCCAAGTCCAGGCGTCCTGGGCTGGGTTCTCATCTGTTACATAAATGCCAGGATTCATATCGATTCCTGTCAAACTTTTCTTTTGTAATTCTATTCCTTCAGCCCTCAATCTTAATGCAGTTTCTCTAATCCATAATCCAATACCAAATGACATTACTAAGTCATCATTATATCCTTGCATTGCTTCGGCTTTAGTTCCGTTATATATAAATACAAATAATTCATCAATTAATCTCTGGGAATAGACTTTAACTGACTTTTCTCTAAAAAATTCTTCTAATTTAGAAATAACTAACGGTCTTGTTTTCGTAGACATTGTAAAACCTGGAACCATTTGTTTTTCTTGTCTATAAATCTTATTAGTCATTTGTTTTTGTGTATCTACATACTGTAAATCTTTACTCATATAAAATAGATTCTCATACTCTCTATCTATTACTTGTTGAATAGCAGCCCACCCAATTGATGCATTCTCAATAACTAATAATGCATTATTATACTCTTGGGCGATATTAACAAGTAAATTACCAAAATCTCGTGTAGAAATTTTTCCTCGGTATTCCGCCACTTGTTTACAATCTTCTACTTCCATAACATGAAATGCAGAATAATCTGTTCCATCTCCTCTACTAACATCAGCACTCACCACATAATCTTTTGTATAATTTGGTTGTTCCCATACCCAAACATTACTGTCTATACCCCTTTTTTCAATTGGGTCTTTCACCATAGTGGTTCTATATTCTTCT